GAGTTCCAGCACCTGTTGTTGTGTGCATCCAAGTTGTGTCATGCGGTTTGTAACTGAGCCTGGATGGTCTTCAAAGTCGAGGAACAGGACACGTTGTCCGTTCTGCAGGGTCTGTGCTGCAGCCAACATGGACACCCACGTTTTCCCTGACCCGGACTCACCATAGAGAGCGTTTATGCGTGCGGGGTAGAGAAGTGCTGCACCGTCAAGTCTGGTGAGAAGGGTGGGTGTCACCTGTTCGTGGGTTCCGTGCAGGATGGCTGCAAGGTCTGTTGGTTCCCATCCGTGATCCAGTTCTTCAATGTCAGTTGGTGTGGGTGCTGGGAGTGTCGTTGGAAGGGTTGCTTCCCATGCGTTGACCGCGGCCATGTCATAGTCACGGAGTGTCCGTGCAGCCTGTGAACGGTCCCCGTTGTGGTGTCGTTGTGCGTAATACCCAAACCGGGAATAGGGGTTCTCTGGGAGCCATGGGATAGAGGATGTGAAGACACGCATCATGTCCTGTCCGTTCCATCCCACCGTTGCTGATGTGCCTTCATCCTTACCGGGTCGGGTCCAATGCTGTTCACCGCTCCGGTCTGTGTGGTCAAGGGTCCATCCGTCTGCGGTGAGGAGTTCGGACCATGTGGTGCGTTGGTTGTATCGGGCTGCAACAGAGTCTGTGTCCGGGCTGCTGGTGTCCCGGTATTCCGGCACAGATTGCGGTTCTGGTTGTGCGGTGATCAGGTCAATGAGCCATTGCGGTGCTGGTGCAACGGGTGCAGGCTCTCCTCCCACCCATGCATAGGGGTTCCCTGATTGATGCACAGAGGGTGGTGCTACTACCTGACCTCCTTCTCCACGGATGTCTAGTCCCGGACCTAGTTTGCGTCCTGCGTCGTTGCGGATCTCGATTCCGTGCGGGTGTTGGAAGTAGTAGTGAACTCCGCCGGATCCGGTGAGAACTGTTGCTGTGTCCGGTAGTTGTCCGTACTGCTGCTCTAGCTCATGGAGTGTTTCGTCTCCGGTCTTTCCGTCTGACACGTCCACGTCCAGAACGAACACACCTGATTGTGTTCCGGTCGCTATGCCTATTCCGTGGTCTGCGTATTGTCCCAGCCACCATTGCTGATGGGTGTCGGGGTTGGTGGTTGCGATTGTCTGCCATGAGTGCATGGGTGGACGTTTGCCTTGCGGGATGATGGGGACGATGCGCCATCCGTGCTGTTGGTAGGTGGTGGTGTAGTCGAGAATGTCACTCATCATCTGTCCCGTGTTGCTGCTGAATGTGGTCAAGGAGTTGAATCCATAGTTTGTTGTGTTGGATGAGTTCTGAACTCATCCACTCCATTGTCTCAATTGCGTTCTGTAGGTCTTCGTCCAAGGTTGCCTGGTTGGGCCAGAACCGTTGGTTCTTCAATGCCTGAATGACCTCTTCAAGTGTGTGTTCCTCATTCATTGCGGTTCTCCGTAGGCTGCTCTGCACGCGTCACGGAGGATCTGGGTTGCAATGCTGTGATCCAAATCTTCCAGTTCATGTGAGGCTATGTATTCAACAATGTGTTCATCGAGTTGCAGGAAGATTGGTCCACCTTGCGGGAGGTTGAGAAGTCCCTGTGGTGAGATGTCTTGCTGCTGTTGCTGATCCCAATTCATCGTTGCTCTCCTTCCAGATTCCATGTGTTCGCTGCATCCAATAGTGCTTTGGTTGCTGCTCGATATGCGTCGTCTTCACAGACGCACTCAAAGAACCCACAGACACATTCAATGTCTCCCACCTCTGCGTCACAGAACGCATCAATCAGCGCGCGCAACCGGTCAATCTCCTTGGCTGCAATTTCCACCCAATACGGATCCACTCCATGTTCTGCATGGGTCACAACTGTGTTGAGACGTTTCAGAATGTCAGTCATTGCTGCTCTCCTTCAATGCGTTGTTGAATGCTTCACGGATGATGTCTGCTTCACGTTTCTTGATGAGATACCAAGGACGGGTCATCTTCTCTGAGAGTTCCCGGTTCAGAATGATGGTCACGGTGTCTTCCATTAGCGGAGTCCCAGTTTGCGCGCGCATCCGGGCCATGCACCCCACCCGGATGACTGCAGGACACGTTCTGCAATGTCGATCTGTTGTTCCCGTGATGCTTCCCACGGATGTTCGGTGTGTTCCTGTCCCCCGTATGCGTTCCATGTTGACCACCGGGCTGTGTGTGCGAACTGGACACCTCCACCAAATCCGTTGCCTGTGTTCGCTGACCAGTTCCCGCCGGTCTCGCATTGTGCGAGTTGGTCCCATACGTCTGCATGATCAGTCAGATTGACGGTTGTTGACGTGTCGTTGGTGCTGTTTTGTGCAGGTTTCGGAACGGTCGTGCTGGTGGAGATTGTCTGTAGGAAAATCTCGAGATTTTGCAACGCTGTTCCTGCAGCGGTTGAGAAGTCATATCCGGTGAACTCGATTGGTTCAACCGTCTCTGCTGGTGGCTCCGGTGGTTGTGTTGTCGTGCATGACATGAATGTGATTGCAGCGGACATGATTAGTGCTGCTCTGATTGTTGTTGAAGTTGCATCCATTGAAGTTTGTTCCTGTTCTTCCTTGTGCAGCTCTTGCAGGAGATTGCCTGCAATGTGAGCGGTGAAGTGTAGGTGTCCCCACACTTGGGGCATTGCCATTGCTGCTTCATTGCTGATGGTTCTCTAATGTCTGTTTCCATTCACCCAACGCTGATGATGCTTCAATCATGCGTTCCTGTGTGAGTGTCACAGTCACTTTCCCGTTGCTGTGTGTCTTGGGTGCAGCGTTCAGGATCTCGATTGTGTCAGCAATTCTCTGTCCGGCCTGGATGAGAGCGTTGTTGGCGCGCGCGCATTGGATGAGTTCGCTGGTGGGCCAGTCACCGTTGACCTTGTGCCAGTCATCCAATGCTGCAAGTGCTGCAGCGTATGGATCCCATCCCGGTTTCATTGGTCACCTCCAAAGTTCAGGACTTCCTGTCCCATGCGTTCCGCTGCTGCGTAGCAATAGCGTTCCTCTATCTCGATACCAACAGCCTTGCGTCCAAGGTTCTTGGCTGCACGCAATGTGGTTCCTGATCCCATGAACGGGTCAAGGATCACCCCTGCTGGGATGGTCTCGATGATGGACATGAGCATTGAGATTGGTTTCTCTGTTGGGTGCAGTCTTGGTCCGTTGCGGTTTGCGTTGACCACTCCACCGTGCAGGACACGCAACATCTGGTTCTTGCCCGGTGTCTCTGACCATGCAAGTTCAAATGGTGTTCCAACCATCTTGTCTGCTGCTTCTGTCAGACGCTTATCCCAACAGAACCATTGTCCACCGGGTGTGAGTAGGTGTGGGAACTCATGCGCTCCGAACACAACACGTTTCTGTGCAGGAATCGATAGTGCGAACTCTGCAGCATCAAAGGTGTCATCACCGTGAATGGGTGCATATTCAGTTGCACCCAAGTTGGTGGGTCCACCTTCATATGCGATTCCGTAGGGTGGATCTGTCACCACATGATCCCACTCCAGCTCATCAATGATGTTCATTGAGTCTGCATGGAAGATGGTCACATGATCGTCTTCATAGAACGGTTTCATTGTGTGGTCCGGTCCATGATGCGAAGTCCGGTCCATGCACGAATCCCGTTTGCAATCTGCACAGCGTCTTGATGATGTGCTTCAGTTCTGATGGTGATCCGGTCTGCACCCAATGCAACAGCAATTGCATATTGCTGTGCGTGCGGTTCATAAAAGATCACAAGTTGTGGTTCCTTCACGGAACCTCCTTCATTGAGAACGAATATGGCGAAGGGGACACAAAACCCCCCGGTTCTGTGTCCCCTTCATTGATGAACATTCCTGATCTGTTCGAGAAGCGCAGGGAATGTTCACGCTCAGATCACATCAGGTCTTCAGCCTGCAATGTGATTGGTGACGGTGGCGCATATTGCGCTTTCCACTTCTTGCTGGGGTTGTATCCCTTGACCTTGGACGGTTCCTCACCAATCCATTGAACAGCGAGAACTCCACCCACCTCTGGGGTTGCACCTGCTGCACGGAACGCATCCTTCACAGCGTTATACATAAACCCTTTTGCAAAGATGCGTGTTTCATCACCTGTGTCTGGGTCTGTTCCGGTGAACACCAACTGGAACTTGGGTTCTCCGTTGGGCCATGTGAGAGGCTCACCTGTAGCGAAGTCTGTCACCTGCTGTTTTGCTGCAGCGGTGATCTTCACCTTGCGAACGTCTCCGATTGCATCCCACTTTGCAGCGGTGCCACCGGAAGCGTTCAGATCATCAATGATTGACTGATCAATGGTCATGTTGTCCCTGCTCTTTCCTGTGTTGTTGTTGTTGTGTTGTTGACACTCACAGAGTGTCTGTGTTCCCAAACAGATATGCGGTTCCATCGTCGTTGAACATCACAACGATGTCTTGCGTATCAATTAGGTCTGAGATGTTTTGCAACCTGATTGCTTCTTCAATTGTGAGTGATCCTGTGAGTTCCGCAAGATTCTCTGGGGATGGCCTATCACTAGAGCCTGTAGCAAGAGCAACAGCAGAACTGAAGATGTCATCATCTTGATGGGGTGCGAACCGGACAAGTGCCTTGCAGACTTCCAGACGCTGCTGGACAGCCTTCCCGCCTGGTCCCCGCAACCTGACACTCCGGTTGGCCTTGGAACACGCTTTCATTTTCTCTGCAATCCATGCGCGCGCTTCCTCATCAAGAAGACGGGTGGCTTTGTTCATTGCGTCAATGTCAGCATCACCAACCACTCCACCTTCAGCGGGTGCTGGTCTGCGTTCAGCGGTCTTCTCCCACTTCTTCTTCTCCACAGACGTTGGAACATCTGCAAAGGGGAGTTGGTGTTGACGCTCGATGCGTGAGAACAGGACTGACAACCGGTCACCGTCAGCAACGGTGATTGGGTCACCTGAACGCAAGGTGGGAATGTCAGAAGGCCATTCACGGAGAATGTCTGTCCGTGCGTTGTCATCGTTCAGCATGGTTGAGACACGTTCCCGTGCGAGTTTGCGCCATTGCTCATCCACATATTCCGTGACGGTCTCAACCGGGGTGGGGAGTTCATCTGTGGTGAATGGTGCAAGGGGTTTCACGTTGCGGTATTCACGGACCTTCATTGCCACCTGTAGTGCTTCATATCCGGTTGCGATGTCCAGCCAATGCAGTTCAGCGTGACCGGATCCGGGTTCACAATGGATGATGATGGCCCGTTCCTGATTCACTTCAGGCATTGGGAAGCGGGTGTCCTGTGAACCGTCCTTGTCTGGTCCCTGCAGGTACAGAGCGTCTGCGTGAGCGTAGATAGAGAGTTGGATTGCCCATGACAACCCTCCGAACATGGAACCGGTCTTCAGGTCGAACAGGTACAAGATCCCACCAATGCGGATGATGCCATCAAAGGTGCCGGCAATCCCTAGCTCATCGAGTACCACGACACGTTCAATCATGTCTGTGAGGAACTCACCCCCAGCCTCCTTGACTGCACGGTGAATTGCTTCAATGTCTGCCCGGTACTGTTCCGGGGTCTGATAGTCGGGGTCAGTCAGGGACTGTTCCAGCATCGAGTGGATAGCAGTTCCAAGGTTGCGCCTGGTGACTGACCCTCCCGCTTCAGATGCCTGATCACACAGCCGGTTGAGTTCCTTGCTGTTGGACTCATCAATGGTTCCCGCAAGTGCAAGGAGGTCTGGACGTTGCATGAGTCCAAGGAGAATCATTCTCCCATTCCATTTCATCAGCCCATCTTGCGAGTCCAACGCTTTTGCAACGGTGGTTGCACGGGTGTATCCCTTGGGCTTTTCCCCGTAGGAAGGCACCACCAGATACCTTCCCCAACGGTCACGTCTGATCTGTTCTGTGATTGGTTGTCCCAGAATGTCTGTCATTGCTGCATTCCTCCTGCTTGAATGGCCTGATGTGGCCTTGGTTGTTGTTGTGTTGTGAATTGGTAGGTGTTGCTGGTCAATATCTCATAGGGCGTGGGAAGTGGTACGGGTTCGCCATCGTCCTTGTCCACTCATGGCCTTGGGCTGTCTACTCGATTATGACGCGTCAATGGGGATTCCTTGCCATGTTCGTTCTATGGCAGATAGTGAACGGGGCTGGTTGTGTTCGCTGGTTCAGGAACCGTACCCAACCCCTGTGACAGCACCAAGAACGTGCGCTGCAAGGAGTGGTGGAACAGCGTTCCCTGTCTGCTCATATTGTTTGGTGACAGAACCCTGCACGGGATAGTCCACCGGGAATGACTGCAACACCAACGCATCCTCTGGTGTGATCCGCACGGATCCTTCCCGTTCCTGTCGGGGCCTGGTTAGGTCAACCCCCGGTCCAGCAACAATCATTGGACGGAATGAACCAACAATGGTGGTGGACGGACGTTCCCAACACCAGTTGGCTGCATCATGTCCAAAAGCAATTGTTGGTGCAGGCTCCGTCAACGGGTACTTGCGTCTGTGCGGTTGAGTGTCAGTCACACCCGGATTCAACCTGACTGGATCTTCAGGATCCCATCCCAACGCTTCAGCCATCGTCACCCAAGACTGCAACTCAGAGCCAAACAAGGATGGTTGCGGGTCACGGTCATGTGTTGGTGACGGTGCATCCACCGGATTGACACGCGACGCAAGGAGGAAGGCACGCTTCCGGGTTTGTGGCACCCCATAGTCCGCTGCATTCAAGATCCCAACCCAAGTGGAGAATCCCCAATCACGCATCTGTTCAGCGTATGAATGCCAGATGGGAAGGACCGGTGGAACTTGCTCACACACCACCCAATGCGGGTGAAGTGCTTCAGTCCAACGCAACACCTCCGTGATCAATTGACCACGGTCACCCTCAATTCCCTTCTTGGACCCTGCAACGGAGAAGTCCTGACACGGTGGGGACGCAATCAATCCAACAGTCTTCCCTGCGAACTGCTCCACCGGGAACTGTGCAATGTCAGCCTGAATGGTGTTGTGTCCCGCTGCAGCCCGTGTTGCACACGCGGCCTTGTCCCACTCGATACCAATCTCCTGAGCGTGCAGGTCAGGGTCCAACATTCTCAACCCTTCAGACCAGCCACCGGGACCAGCGAACAGGTCAACGATGATTCCCATTCTTCCTCCTTGCGCGCCATTCTGCAGCGTAGGCAGTCTGAGATGCACGACACTCACCGCATCTGCAGCCTTGGATGTAGGCAGAGCGAGTCCCACACACAACCGGGTTCCTCATCCTGCGTTTGATGGTCATCTTCCTTCTCTGGGTGTAACCCAGCCCACCCCAGATCCCATAACGCTCATCATTCTGCAACGCAAAGTTGAGACAGTCCCATGCCACGGGGCATTGGTCGCATATCTCACGCGCGCGCTGGTTGGATTTCCAGTCACCCTTGCGTGCAAAGAAGATGTGTCCAAGTCCCTTGCACAATGCGTTGTCTGTCCAATGATCTGACACCCGTTCTTCAGTCAATATCCTGCAGCCTCACTTGCACGGGACCGTGACAACTCTGCACGGACGTTGGACAGACGCGCTTCCAAATCTTCAATTCTGCGTTCCAGCTCATCAATGGCTGTGATTGCGTCCAGATACAGTTCACGGTCTGGTTCCGTGGCAATGGCCTGTGCTGCAAGACGAAGCGTGATTGATTCAGACATTCTCAACTCCCATGAGGTCAACAAAAGTTTTCAATGACATTGTTGTGTACCACGCTGCAGGGTTTCCCTTGCCGCGTCGCTTATGGACAACAATTCCGGTTGAACGGTTCGCGTTGCGCGCCTGGATCTCGACATCATCCACCCAGCCTGCAAGGTCTAACCGTGCATGGTTCTTCACTTGGATTGCAGGGAACCCGATATGTGGCACCCAAATGTCTGCGATATCTGCAGAGTTCCCTGCAGGAACACGCTCTGCATGGATTCCCCTCAGTTGCAGGTAGTCACGCACCGCACGTTCCGCATCGTCTCCCAGACGTTTGTTCTTGTTCACCATCAGAACCACCCTGACATGACTGCTGCTGTGAACAGGATCACGACACAGACAACAATCCCAATTGTGGTCAAAGGCCAGATGTCCTTCATTGTTCCTCCGTGACCATGAACAGCACCAATGTGAGGATTGCAATCATCACAATGAAGACTGCAATCAGACCAATGACACCGGTTCTGGTGGATGCTTCAGCGATTCCACCCAAGGCCATGAGTCCGAACACCACCCCAAGGAATGCGCCTAGTTGCTTGAATGCGCTCATTGTGCGTTCTCCTTGAGACGTGAGGTTGGGTGATTACACATGGACCGTTCCTCTTCCTTCACTAACTGCTGGAAGCAGTCATGGTGTGTGAACTGGAACACCATTGTTGCTGGAGTTCCGGTGAAGTCTTCTTCACAGTTCAGACAATGCAGTTGGTCAATCATGCTTCAGCCTTCTTTCTGAGAGTCTCGATACCTGCTGAGTCAATGCGGAGTTGCCCGGATGGGAGACGGTAGGACTTGATGAGACCTTGGTTGGCCCATCGTCTGACGGTCTCTGATGAGACGTGCAGCAACGCTGCAGCCTGTCCGGTGGTTAGGTGTGCGGGTTCTGTCATGTTGTGTCCTTGCAGTTGGATGGTCATTGTTGTTCGCATCTGGAGAGCCAACATGACCGGTTGGGTCTGTGATGGCTCCAGCCTCTGAGGTCTGTCCAGAAGATCAGGGAACCACAGTCTGTGCAGCGTTGCGGGTGTCCGTCATCGTCCAGATAGTCACGGTCGGGATGGGTGGAGGTGATGAGGTCAATCATCACAAGAGTGTTCCGGTCATTCATACGGGAACTCCGGCATTGTTGCAGGGTCAAGTCCCATTTCTGTGATCCATGCACCTAGAGCGCACATCTTCGCAAACTCGACTTCCACGGGTGTGCATTGCAGACACAGCACCTCTGCAACCACTCCCCATTGAATCTGTTCATCAATGGTCTCTGCACGCAACCCGGACAGGAGCGCATAGGTCAACCGTCCTTCCGGTTCGCTCTGCTCTGGAATGAAGTCACTCATCACATCACCTCATCATCAAGGAACGCTTCTGCAGCGTCTTGGAAGAACGCTGCATCTGACATGAACGATCCTCCATCCACCTCATAACAGCGGACCAATGCTGCTGCACGCATCAATGCAGAAGATGCTGTTCCGTAGGTTTCAGACCACACCTCCAACCCATCGTCAGATTCAAGAATCCAGCCTTCAGGAGTTGGTGTGATGGTGATCACGTCTGATGGGAGATGTTGACCGGTCTTGTGAATGTTGAATGAGAATGCTTCCAGATAGTTGGTCATTGCTGTTCCTTCTGAATCTTGAGTTGGTGCATGATCACTTCAATGCGGTTCTTGTCGCTTCTGAATCGTTCAATCGTGTCTTCATTGTTGGTGCAGAGACGCTCATTGCGTATCGCTCCACAGAGTTCTGCGTGATGATCGATGAGCGCAATCTGCAACACGTCAAGGTCTGCTTCAGTCAACTTCAATGTGAAATCCTGCATCACTTCACCTCCAGTTCAGTCATCATGTGAATGATCTTCTCAACAACAGTCTCTGGGGTGTCATCGAAGGTTGAGTATTCAGCAACGTCTCCTTCACCGTCTCCCCAACAGAACTCATCCAGATGTCCCCTTGCCTGCGTCCAGTTCGGACCATCGAACCAGCCCGGACCAACCATGAACGGTGGAACCCATTCATCATCCAATGTTCCAACATAAATGGTGGCGCATCCTCCACCGGTCTGCTCCACATATGCGGTCACTCCGGTGCGATCGATGATCTGAGCGGTGATCCAATCCATGTCCAAGTCTTCAGTCATTGCGTTGTCTCCTGTTGTTGAGTTGTTGAGTGGTTGAGTTGTCGTGTTCATCCGTTTTCCTGACAGACCCAGCACCATTCTTCCGGTGAGGTTGACCAGTCCTGAGCATCCTTCAATGTCTCATGTGTGCAGAGTCCCCCGTGATCCTCACAGAGAGTCACCCAACGGAAGACCTCATTGCACATCTGCCATTGATGATCATCAATGATCATGACAAGAGTTCCGGTTGACTTTGCAATGAATGCCTTCCTGCATCCCTGCTCTGTCTTCGCTTCCTGAATGCGGGTCATGGTGTTCATGGTTGCTTTGCTCCTTGGCTGGGGAACCCTGCGTTCCCCACACACACAACAATACACACATTGACCACATCTGCAACGGATACCCCGGATCCCTGTCCCAGAGCCACAAAACGCAGAAGACCCCCACCTCAACCAATCACGGGAGGTGGGGGTCTTCGCAGACCGGCTCAGTTGTATGTGTGAATGGACCCCATGTGAAGGGTCTTCATTCCTAATCAGAGGAGCAGGGGAGCCTCTGTGATTGAGCCGGAGAAACTCACCAAGGATTCACCAGAACAGGAGTGACCGTGGCAATGACAGACGGAACAGCAGGACGGACAGGTGCAGTCCGTGTCCCAACAGCAATCAGAGAAATGTCAGCGTGTTGGGGTGACCACATGAGCTGGACATACTCATTGACTGCAGTTGTACGAATAACCCAGTTCCACGCTGCAACAATTGCGGTGTTGTTCCCTGCAACCTGAACATCCGTTGTGGAGTTAGCAACAGGAGAACCATTCTGAGCCAACCAAATGGACACATCTTCATGTCCACCAGAACTCTTCAACAACTGTGCAGAGAACTGCACATTCCAGACACCCGGATTGGCAATCACCATTCTGCTGGAGTTCTCGACTGCAACTCCAACAGAGATGTCTGTTGTGTTCAACGTCATTGCAACAGCAGAACCTGCAGCAGCAGTCTGAGTCTGAGAGGAACTGAACGCACCGCAATATGACAGAGACCCTGCAGGACCGGACACACCAGCAATCCGCACATCCTGACCAGACTGCTGAACAACCAGAATCCGGTCATCAGATTTGAGTTGCACGGTATCCAGGCGCACCGTCAGGTCTGCGCTCATCGAGTCACGTCCTGCACAATGAACACCTGACCAGCAAGAAGAGTTGTGACAACCCCGGAATTGTTTTCTGAACAATCCCACACAGCAGTCTGAGGTGACAGAGCAGCGGTGGTTGCAGTCCCAAGGGTGCAGGCAAACGTTCCTGCAGTTCCGTTGGTGACCGTGCAAGTGAAGGTTGCAAGAACAGCGGTGGACGCGGCGGTGTCACGGATCTGAGCCTGATAGGTCCGGCCCGTGATATTGATTGCGGAACCTGCAGCGTTCTGCATTGCCACGCTCACGGTCTCTGTGTCCCCGGTGCGGATGGTGAGCGGATAGTTCGCAGGAGTTCCCATCACAGACCTTCAGGCTTGGTTGGGTTGTGAACAGTCTTGGGAATCTCCGTGACAGTCACAGACGTTGAACCCTTGTCACCAATATTCACACCAGCAACAGAGGTCAGGACAGACAGTCCCGCTGCAATGCCAGACGTGACCAGCAGGGACTGCCAGTCAGCAGACATCCAATCAAACTGAGATGCACCGGCTATGGCAACCAGCGTCTGACAGAACGTCCTGATTGCACGTTCGATTGCGGACTTCCAAAAGGTTTGAGTGAACATCACACGTTCCAATCTTTCTTGGGGTATGGCTGAGTGTCTGGGAACTCTTCATCACCGTTGGGATCCCACGGTTCCTCTGTTGGATCTTCAACATCCGGTGCAGGGATCAGGTCAGGTTCAATGGTGATGGTCATTCCTCATCCTCCCAATCCTCTTCCAGTTCCTCTTCTTCGAGTTCTTCCCACTCTTCAACTTCATATGACACAGGCTGATTCAAGACTTGCCACAGACCATCCAGATACCCGGACGCGTCAATGATCGAGTCTTCAACCATCTGAGGTTCTTCATATGCCATCCCGGTGTGCAGAGCATGAGCGACACGGGACAACTTCATTGTCACCATGAACAGCAGCGCATAGGCCGCGTCCATGTGGACGGGTTCATGGTCACAGAGAGCTGAGAACACAGATGACACTCTGTTGTAATCCTGTGCAAAAGATCCGTAGGAAGTGTTCCGGTCACCATGTGTGAGCGCGAAAGCGTTCAGCAATGTGGATCCGTACTCATCCTCAACAGACAGTTCTGGTTGTTCTTCTGACATGACGCTTCCCCTGCGTT